CGCGTGTTCGCGTCGTATTTGTTCAGGTACACCTTAAATTTTCGTTCACGCGCGACGTCCTTGACGAGTCTCAGCACTTCACCCTTGAACGGCACACCTTTTTTATTCGTCTTTACGTTTTTCATCGCTTTTTGAACCAGACGCACGTCCGCGTTCACGTTCCGCCCAGTCCTGAATTCATCGCCGTACGCATTTTTCATCATATTTCGCAGCGCGTTTGTGTCGATGCCCCTCTTCTTCAGGAGCGCGGTGTTCCCGTTGTTGCGCCTGGTGGTGTTCTCTGATTCGAGGAACAAGTTCGCGTTCTTGTCGAAGATGGCTTGACAGAGGTCCTTCTTCTTCCACGTCTTCTTGGCGAAGATGCCCATGGCCTTTGCGATTTTCTTGAGGTCGTCCGTGCTGTACTTTGAGCACATCTTGTCATTCAACAACACGTTCGTGGTGTTTCGAAGCTTTTGAATGCGTGGCACGCGAACGCGCACGGGTTCTTCGGGCGCACTCGTTTCTTTCGATTGTGCAAAGGTGGGTGTGCGCGCGATGAGTCCCCTCGCGTCCATGCGCTCGACGAATTTCACCGCCACCAAGTACGCGCGCTGAATCTCTTCCACGGATTTTTTATGCAACGTCACGAATCCATTCATCGTCACGCTGTCGATGGTTTCGCCTTCGTACTCGATGTTTCGCACGTCGGCCGCTTTGAGTTCGGGTTCGAAGAAGTGGCTCACTTTGTTGGCGTACAGTGCGCGGGACAAGTCTTGCGCCTTCACGGTGCCTCGAAACTGGAACACGCCGTCCAGGGACGCGTATTTCAATTTCAAACTATCCACGGCACCGAGCGCGTATTTCTTCGTCAAGTACTTCGCGACGTACAAAGGGGTTTTCGGGTCGTTGTCCACGCACCCACCTTGTAGGACCATCTTGTCCTTGTACAGGCGGGCGATGATCGTCTTCCTCCCCTTGACGACGACGCGGAACTCCACGAAACTCCACGACAGGTTTTTCAACTGCGCCGTGTCGTAGTTTTGGTGGGTCTTGAATCCGTACAAGTTCGTGTGCGTCACGGCTTTTTGAAATTGCCCATGGTATCCGGAAATTTCCTGAACATCGTAGTTCCCCTCTTTCCGCGAGGGCTTCGTTTGACGCACGAACGCGAGCACGTCGGGGCGCAAGACGGGGCCGACTTCCGCGATGAAGTTCGTGTACCGCAGGGGCGACGTGAGCGGTGGCGCGGCGGCGCTCACGGGTGCGGCCACGGTCGTGGTGGGCGCCATGTCGACCTTTACGTTTGAGTTTTTAAGAAACGCCTTGAGTTGGGGTGGGGTCATTAATATATGTAAAGATATTTTATTCAAAAACAAGTTCTTCCTGAATGACATCTAAACCGTGAATGAACTTTTGATTGTTGTACATGCGACCGCGATAGGTGAGAGAAGTCGTCGACACGGTGATGTCTCGCTGACTGAACGCACCCGCGTAGCTGTCTTCGTTGAACCTGGGCTTGCCCAAGTTGTTCATCTGGCAGTGCTGATTGAACGCGGCCAAGAAAATACTCTGAGGCACGAACAAGTCCTTGCCGAACTGCACGCTCGTGTCTTCTAAGAAGTGGTGAATCGTCGACGTCATCTTCGCGACTTCCTTCTGCACACTCTTGAAATATTCAGGCACGACGTTCCAGATGTCTTTGTCGGAGTACTTCGCCGAGTATTCCAGATACGCGCGAACGCACTTCAGGAGGATGGCGGGCAACTCCGCCTCCAACTTCTGATCTAGGTGCGGGTCCGCTTCTCTCACTTGGCGACGGAAGTTCCAGGGCAGGATGCGTCGCAGGACAGACCCGGAGTTGTCCTTCCACGACGGGACTTCGTTACCGCCGAGAACCCCTGGCGTGCTCCACTGTATGCTGATGGCGTTCTGGTGCTTCACCGCGATCGACACGTCTTCGCCGGAAACGAGGGATTGGAACTCCGCCTGCTCCAGGGACAGGTCCCCCTTCACCTCGGGCGCGATGAACATGAACGAGTCGTAGATGGAAGACAGACCGAACTTCTTTTCGATGTTGTTCGAAAGCGTGCGGACGTCGTTGCTCTCGTAGAACTTTCGAAACACTTTGGTGATGACCGTGGACTTCCCCGACCGCGCGATGCCCTTGAAAAACGGAATGACTTGCCACCCGTCCAACTCCCCGACGTCGAAACACAGACGACCACCCATGACGTACGCCCACCGAGACACGTCTTCGTCAAACTTTTGATAGTCAAAAATACTCTGAAAATGCGGCGTCGGGATGTCCCACCAGTCCTCGACGTAGTTGTAGTCGTCGAAGAATTGGTCGAAGAACTTACAACTCACCAGGGTCGGGTCCAGGGAACGAAACTGCTTACTGTCGTACGGGTAAAAGCGACACGCGTATTTGCCCTCCTTCGGCTGCCACTCTTTGCCGATGAACAGACCGTTCTTAAAACTCCACACGTGACGGTCTTTAATGATTTCAGGGAACTGACTGTCTATGCAGTTCGAGAGGTAATTGATGACCTCTCTCGCCGTGTTCCCACGGGACGTGATGTCTTTCCAGAAATCAAAATTAACCTCCTTCTCCGCGAACTCGTAGACGAACTCAGGAATGGCGCACACCTGCTTCCACGAACGCGTGTACGCACCCTCTGAAATTCTTTGGACGTAGCACTCCCCTTTATATCGACGCATGTGTTTCTTATAGGCCTCGTCCAGGCAGGCCACGATCGCGCGTTGAAACGGCGTCATCTCCCCCAGGCGCGTCTCGTCCATTGGCGTCGCGTCGAAGTACTCAGGGTCTGAATTCATCTTGTCCGGCATCTCTCGCGGATTCTTTATCCTTTGCATCGTGTTCAGGTGCAGGCGAACGTTCTTAAACGCCTCCGACACTTGTTTGATGAGTCTACACACACGCTCGGCCGCGGTGAGGTTGACGCTCTCGTTTTCTACGTAATCCGCCATGTCCAACGCTTTCACTCGCGAACCAATGTTTTTCAGAACCTTTATTTCCCTATCTCTTTTACCATCAACGGATTTAATATCAATGCTCGTAGGAAATCCACTCGCTCTTTCGGACGGATCGAAAAATTGATCGTATCCCAGGCGGACACATTTTGTCATCATGTCTTTACCCGCAGTCTCACCGAGGTACCAATTTTCTTCCATCAGTCCAAGGATGCGTAAAATCTGCTCACTCGAGAGAGTCACGATTTGATTTCGTAAGAGCTCCATTTCCGAAGCCCCCGTGTCGGGGTCTCTCTCTATGTAATGTGTGGCATTCATGGCAGTCGTTCGGTCTGAATAATTAATGCTGAGAATTTTTAAGCCAGTTTCGATAAAATTTTTATGAGGATTTTGTTTTGCATCTCAAGTTGGTCTCCGATGTGCAACAGGGCCGTGCACACGGTGTCCCCGTCTGGGGTCGCGAGCGTCGACGCCAGGATTTCCGCCGACCCACCTTCTTCAGGCGCGAAGTCGTCCATGTCCATGTCGATGTCCTCCTCGTCAAAGTCTTGCTCTTCTTCGTTCACGATTTCACCGTCTTCGATGTCACTCATGTATACCCCCTGCGGAGAAAACACCAGACGCGTTTTACCGCGGAGCTCAGGGCAAAATTTTTTTCTTAATGTATAGTACAAACAACTCTCATCATGGCCGGTGGTCTTATGCAACTCGTCGCTTATGGATCTCAGGACTTGTACTTGACGGCCAACCCGAAGGTAACTTTCTTCCAGGCCGTCTACAAGCGCCACTCGAACTTCGCGTCCGAAGTCATCGAGCAAACCGTCAACGGCAACCCGGCCGACAACGGTCGCGTCTCGATCACGATCGCCCGCAACGGTGATTTGGTCCAAGACATGTACCTCGAAATGAAGGCGAAGTCCGGCCTCAGCTCTTCCTCCAAGGGCGCCTCGGCCATCTACGCCGCGGAACGCGCCATCAAGGACATCGAAGTCTCCATCGGTGGTCAGCGCATCGACCGCCACTTCCAAAAGTGGTGGCGTCTGTTCGACAACTTGTACCACACCGAAGCCAAGAAGGCTGACTACGCTAAGATGACGTCCAACACCCAAAACGGTGCCATCTATTTGCCGCTCCAGTTCTGGTTCAACCGCCACCCGGGTTTGTCTTTGCCGCTCATCGCGTTGCAGTACCACGAGTGCCGCGTTGACGTCGACTTGAGCTCCGAGTTCTCCCACTACACCGATGGCTCCACGCTCAAGTGCTGGGCGAACTACCACTTCCTCGACACCGAGGAACGCCGCCGATTCGCCTCCAAGAGCCACGAGTACCTCATCGAGCAAGTGCAACACACTGGCTCCGATGCGGTCAGCGCCACGTCTGTCAAGAACGTCCGCCTCTCCTTCAACCACCCGGTCAAGGAGTTGGTGTTCGCGTTCGGCAACGGCTCCGTCTCCAACGCCTCCCTCTGGAACTTCACGTCCAACTTGGAGGAAAATGCCGTCGTCCTCGAATCCGACGTTCGCGCGGTCGGTGCCACCTCTAACATCTTCGTTCCGGTCACCTACGCCACGGGTGCGCCGCTCATCGCCGCCGGTGCGGAATACTCCGAATCCACGGTGTGCGAAGACGGTGCGGTCGCGGCCGACCGCGCTGTTGGTCCGTTGTCCGAGTTCAAGCTCGTGTTGAACGGCCAAGACCGCATGAAGGCGCAAGGTGGTAAGTACTTCAACCAAGTGCAACCGTACACCTACCACACCGGCTCCCCGATGCCGGGTGTGTACGCGTACTCCTTCGCGCTCAAGCCGGAAGATCACCAACCGTCCGGTACGTGCAACTTCTCGCGCATTGACAACGCGCAAGTGTCCGTCACGCTCAAGTCGGGCGCGACGTCCTCGGAAACCATGCACCTCTTCGCGACGAACTACAACGTTCTCCGCGTGCAATCCGGTATGGGCGGTCTCGCGTTCTCCAACTAAGCTTTTTACAG